AGCGTCCAAAGAGCTTTAAGAAACATGGCAGAAGTACCGGCTGTTTCAAAGTCGGCTGTAAAGAAATGGTTGATTCCCGGCGTTGAAAACCCATATTCAACCATTTGGGAAACAACATCTGCTGGGAGAATCTTCAGATCTCCAACAACCTGGAGTTCTTTGTTGGTTTTCACATCTTCTTCGGTGTGGCAATGGTAAAAACCACACAGATTGTGAATGCTTTCTGTGGCACGCAAAGCCATAAACTGCCTTTCAATGCGATTTACAGAAGCCAAGTCATCAGCATCTTGACATGTGACAATAAGACCTGATGATTTATCAATCGCGAAGTTCAAACAGTTCCACTTTCCCGTGTTTTCAGGGAAGTTGATAAACTTAACTCTTTTATCCTGTTCAACCAACTTCATTGCCACCTCCTCAGTATTGTCTGAGGAGCCGTCATTAACGATGATAATTTCTAAGTTCTTATATGACTGGTTTATCAAACTTTCAACAGACTCTTGGAGATATTTTGCGTGATTGTAACAAGGAACAACAACTGTGATCAGTGGCAACTCCGTTACGTTTGATTCTGTGAGATTGTTTTCTGTTTCGTTCATATAAGCTCTTTTCCTATTTTTTCCATTTTTTCCAAGTGAACATCGTCAATCAAGTAAAAACCAAGATGTCCTACCACTTTACAAACCCACCCACTATGAACACAGTGTTTATTAGGTTGAGAAGTAATCAAATTGTACACCTTTCCAAACAAACCAGTTCGGACTATCTGCCCACATGTTACGTCTTTTGCTTTGCTCAGAAGTGTAATCTGAGCGCCTTGAGGTGAAAACTCTAACCCATCGCCAATGGTGAAACTTGGTTGCTCGTTTGAGACAAAAACCCCCTTACAGTATCCAACCAAGATATCTCCGCGTTCCAAAACTCGTGTAGCTCGAAATGTCATTGTAATCACCTTATTGCTACTAGCTAGATGACTCTAGGAAGTTTACAAAAAACCTTAATTCTAAATTGCGTGGTGAAAATCAATTGTGGAAACTATTAAAATCAGCGATTAACTCAGGGGAGAAATTGATTTTAAGCGTTTGCTGTTTGATTTTAACCAATAATGGCCGGGGGGGAGTTTCTTCTTGTGTCTGACAACCTGTTCGATGCGACAAGCCAAAATGTTTGTCATAGTAGTTGCTACCACATTTATTACAATAGTTCTGAGGTAACTCGTCTCTTGGGTCACGCATGTGTTTTAATCCAATCTTTTACGATTTCAGGGTGGTTTCTGTGAATTGTAACATATGGAGTTTGCTCCCCCATCCACCTTGAATGAAAGATGTGACCACCTGTTTTTGTTTCAAGCTCTTTAGCTTTGTCTTTGATCATTTGGTCAGTGACTTGATCCCAAGGAACTTCAAAGAAAGGATTCCAGTTTGGATCTTTGTTTTGTGCGGAATCTGGGCCATACATGGCTTTCCAGAACGAGGTCCAAAACATTTTGTATTGTTGGATCTTTCTTTCTATTGAGAACCAAGAGTAATGAAAAACACCTGGTAGTTCATTAACTGCCAGGTTAAACCAGGTTTCATAGGATGGTAATAGCTTAGTGTTTTTTAATGACATTAATCGGAGATTATGAATCTCCGATCCCATAAAGTTCATAACTGGCATCATCTGTCCTGATCCCTTGGAAATGTAGTCGCAAGTATCTGTTCCGGGTGATGCGTACTCCAGGCCATTAAATGTTCTTCTAAGTTGCGCGGGGATTCCATGAGTGATGCCTGGAAGGTTCCTTGACAGTCTAGGCTTCCATGGATTGATGTCTGCTCTTACCTTACCAGTTGACCCCCAATACTCAACAACCGGCAAAGCCATGATTGGACACTGTTTTAGGTACTCTAGTTTTTCAATAAGAGGTTTAACTTTGGGTGCATCCAACTCATGAACAACTTCATCTATATCAAACTGCCACAAAAATTGCCCATCGCAAAGCGATCTTGCCATGGCTTTGGTTTGACCATCAAAAATGCCGTGATTCGGGGCTTTCCAATCAAACTTGTCTGTGTGATGCACTTTCACACGAGACTCCTTGGATGATAGTTCTTTGAGCATAGCCAAAGTTGCATCAGTACCATCTCCGCTATCCAGAACTACTACTTCATCTGCAAATCCAAGCATGGATGTAATTGATTCGATGAATGGATAGTTCATCGAACAAGCATTTCTAGTTGTGGTATACGCAGAGACTTTCACTTTGATTCTTCTTTCTTCTTTTTAGAATCCGAATTCTTTGCATCACAAGAACCCTTGCAGAAAGGATTATCACAGTCTGGGCAACGTCCATCTGGTAAAGCAATTGGGTGGCTGACATCAAAACTTTGTGCTTGGTCATAAACACTCAAATGTCTATCAAGCTCTTCCTCGGTTAAAGCAATCGCTTCTTTGGCAAGTCTGATCTGCCAACGAATGTCACGTTCTGCGGGTGAGAAGTTTCTGCCTTTGCTTTGGCGTCGAATACTGTTTAAACTCTCCCCGGCTTCTTTGAGGACCAACTGAGCTCCTGCAAGAATGATGTTGTATCTGGCTGTGGAAGTGTGCCTTTTGGGTTTTTTTACGGACATAACTCTGTTCCTCTAAATTCACAGTAACGGCATGAGTTGCGATTTTTCATCCAAAAGCGTCTAGAAATCATCCCAACGCCATTAGAAACCCAATCAACTGCTTCTTGTCGTGTTTTATCCCCTACGGAAACTTCAATCAACTCAAGTTGATTTTTTTTAGCAGTTCTTTTTAACAAAACAAAACCGCACTTGATGTCTTCCAAAGGAATGTTGAGTTTCATGCTGACATAGTGTTTATACAAAGCCAACTGCATTCTCTTGTACTTGTCTTGTTTTTTGTGGGAGTCCCATCCCCAAGAAGTCGTCTTCCAATCAAGAATCCAATATACCCAACCTTCTACGGGCTTCTTGCTTCCTTTTCTGGGTTGTTTAGGCACTTTGATGATGGTATCAACAAACCCCTTAAACCACTTGTTTGTGTGGCCTTTGATTGGCTCAAACAAGTAGATTTCAGCAGCAACCAACTTCCAGTTTGGGAAAACTTCATTCATCCATCCAGGTACTTGAGAAAGCATTGTATAAACCGGCTTTATCCACTCGGCTTCTAGTTTGGCTTCACCTGGGTTGAAGTTGATTTCTTTGAAGATTCGTTTGACTTCTTCCTGGCAGTCTTCAATAGCTGTTTCAAAATCATACCATACACTGTCACCTTCAAGAAGCCAAGTTTCCAAGGTTGAGTGAAGAGTTCTTCCATATGTTGTATGCTCTGTGTCGGGGTCTTCGTGCTTATCAACATATTTTAGCTTGTGCTTCCAACCGCAACCATCAGTGCCGTCTGCTGTGCTTATTTCGGAATAGGAAACATGGTATTTCCCTGTTGGCAAAATGGTTTTATCTTGAAAGAGAGGTAGATGAACTGTCATTGGCAACACCAGTCGTAAGTTTCTGTATCGGTAAGATACACAAAGCGTTTCGATCTTTCTTTTGGTTTTGGAGTGTTTTTTTGTAAGACCTTGTATGATTTATCAGCAAAACAAACCGGGCAGTTTCCAACATAGAACTTAAACCATTTTTTCATTTTTTAATTCCAAACCTTGCTCTTGAATGAAACTCGGAAATGTTTCTTGCATTTGAATAAGAGAATGCACTCTTAAGACCACCAGCAATGTCTTGGACAATTGCACTGACCGGACCCTTCCGTTCAACAAGAATGGAAGTGCCTTCAGGAGTTGGCATTGACTCGCTGGGTCGTATGGCACGCATAGCGTCTCTTGATGCCATGCCTCTATAAACTTTCTTGCCGTTAACAACCTGCCCAGGAGACTCGTCAGTGCCAGCAAACATCCCACCAATCATAACCATGTCTGCGCCAGCAGCAATGGCCTTGGCAACGTCACCATACTCTCTAATGCCACCATCGGCAACCAGCAATGGGAATTCCCCCCTCATCAACAGGCTCCATTTATTTTCAGCGAAAGCACAGTTTTGAATAGCTTCAAGTTGCGGCACCGTAACACCAGTTACGTTCTTTGTCAGACATACGGCTCCTGGTCCTATTCCAATCTTAATGGCATCAGCACCCCAATAAGCCAAGTCAAAAGCACCTTCTTTGGTTGCCACGTTTCCAGCCATCAAAAAAACATCGTTATATTGACACTTAAACCACTCAATCATCTCTTTCATCATTTTTGAATGGCCGTGAGCAATGTCAATAACAAAATATCTAGCTCCTACGTCATATAAAGCTTGTGTTCTTTCTTTGCTGTCTCTGTTTACACCAACAGAGACAAAAGTTTTCGATCCCGAGATTGTGGTGGTGGCTTTCAGATACATGTCAACATTATCTTGAATTGGCATGAATCGGTGTAATGCACCAATTCCCCCAGAACCATACATGGCTGTTGCCATGTCATTCTCTGTAACAGTGTCCATGTTTGATGAGATCAAAGGAACTTGTAAACGCAGGTTTGGATCTAAAGAAATTCCAACATCGACTTCGGATCTTGTTTCTACCTCAGAATATTGGGGTATTAAATACGTATCGGAAAAACTACAACCTCTTAAATCCAGTAAGTTACTCATGGTTGTCAGTATAGCGCATGGGGAATTAATAGTTAACGATATGACAAATACTCCTGAAAATATTCAGTTGATGAAAAAGTTTATTCTCTATGTCATCAAAGAACTGAAGATTGAATCAAACGCAAACATCATGTTTTTGTTTGATCACGACCCAAACTACCCAAGTGCGGGCGGATATCTTCCATCAGAGAAAAAAGTAATCTGTGCAGTTAAAAATCGTGCAATAGCTGATGTCATGAGAACTCTGGCTCACGAGTTAACCCATCACAGACAAAATGAACTTGGGATGATTGGACCAGAAGACTCTGACAATCAAAAACTAGAAGATCAGGCAAATATCTACTCTGGTCGTTTGGTCAGGTGGTTTGGAAGAGAAAACAAAGAGATCTATGCGGACTTGCAATAATCAATCCAAAGAAAGCTGTTCCCAGAACCAAGTAGCTCTACCTCTGAGATAAGTCTCGCAATCTTCTGGTGTGCCAGTAAACCAGGGATCATTTTTTGACAGAACGTTGTCATTCAACTGAAGGTTCAACCCAAGCAGTTTCGCTTCAATTGTCACTCTGGGGCATGTGTCTTTATCCAATGGCATAAAAACAAACCCCTGGTACTTGTTTAGCTCTTCAAGAAACTTGGTATATGGAAGTTTTGGAAGCGGTTGAAATGGGCGACGATTTATGCGGCACCATTCAATTGTCTCATTCACGCCTTTGATCCAAGAACCCGATCCAAGTACAGCCCATTGCAAAAAACGACGAGGAGCACTCTCTCTCAAGCTCTTTAAGAAGTCAAGATCACTGTCTTTGAAAACAGATGAAAGAACCAAGTGTTTTTCATGACTTGCTAATGAAGGCATTTTTTCAAGCCATGCTTGTTTCTGTCCTTCGCTCATCCAAAAGATCGACTTGGCTTCATTGAAGAATGTTCCTATGTCAAAACCATGCGGCTCATCAGGACAGTTACATGGTTGATTGGCTAGCTGTTTGTGTCGATTCGTTGAACGAAAAGCGCAAAACTTAAAATCGTATTCTACGACAGAATATCGTACTCCGCTTCTAGGGATGTAATATATCATCCCATCTGGGAGCGTTGTGAAGTTGCCAAAAATCCAATACTTGTCTTTGTTCGCATCAAGAAGCTTCTTTGTTAGAGACGCTGAGTGGAGTTTGAAAACGCGAACAGGTGCTTTGGCAATGATTGCCTCAGAAGTTAGTTCGGCACCACCTTCAACGTCTTTGACAAAGAAGTCGTTGACAAAAACAACTTTAGCACTAGATGGTATTGAAAACTCAATCGGTATTCCTGAAAATAGACTTCTACTAAACGTCTCCATTGCTCTTTCCTTTTTTGTTCTCCAAAGGATGAGTTAAGATGATAGTAGTGTCCAACTCTGCTTCAACTCCAAAAGGCTTTCCATCCCTCCAGAGAATGTCCAAAAGACCTAACGCGCAAGCATAGTCTATTTCTTGAGCGGTTAGAGACATTGGTTGTGATGTGCTTTTAAAGACTCCTGGGTTGGAATACTCACTAGGTACTCGCACCGCTTTAGTTACCTGGATCTTGGATGGCTGATTGTCTGTTGACAGGACAATATATGGCGTTTCAACAACGCCAATAACATCTCCCGTCTTAACCGAGGAGATCCACTCTTTTGTTCTGTTCTCGTTCAACAAAACCGTTCTTTCTTTGCCTTTTCCAAGATCCTCGATCTGATCTTCTGTAAGTTTTTGTAACAACTCACGCAAAGCCTTGTTGTGCTCATACCCCTTCTTGCCTTGATACAGGTATTCCCGAGGATGCTCTTGCACAGTTCTTTTTCCGGCAACAAGTTCAACACGAAACTTTTTACCGTTTTTTTCAATTATTTCGCCATTCTTAGGTAGATTTACGCTCATAGTCACCGTAGGTTCTGGTTGTTTCTCTTGAGTCTGACATACTCCTGCGGGCGAAGAAACATGTTTAAACTGAACTTGCCAAGTATTTCCCTTTGCACTTCGTTTACGTTCGATGCCCAAGGATAAAAGCTTCTTTGCTAGAAGTTGTGGACGATAGGTGGCAAACTTCTCAAGTCCTGCGGCTGTTAAAAACTCTGCACGTTTATCCGATATCTCCTTTAAGGAGACTCCAGCAGAAAAAGGCGAACCGGGACTAAGCGTACTGAAAAACTTCTCATCAAGTTCATTCAAAGCATCTAGTGCCGCATGACTCTTATACCCATGTTTCCCTAACCATCCAATATAGAGCTCATTAACTTTTTCATGTGAGTTGTTGTAAGCAGGATAACGCATTACAGACTTGACAATCGAACTCAACTCTTCTTCAAAAGATTCTGGGTCACTAAAGTTTGGCAAGTAATCTCTGGCTTTCTCTAACAGTTTTGTAGCACTAGGAATCCCTTTGGCTCTTTCTGAAGAAAGAAGTCTGTGCATGGTTGCGTTCCTAGCTCCCACTGGAACTTTCTTGCCATGCAAGAAAGCATTCTTTATAGTAAGAATTGACTGGAGGCTCCAAAAATTAAAAACAGAATCAGGAAGTGTAACTCGTTTGTTGTCATTCTTCGTTCTCTCTTCAAATGAAGTTTCAACTTTCTTTCTCTCGATAGTGGCAGTCTTCAACTTTTGAAGCAAGAACTCTGGAAAGTCTTGTATCTTGGTCGTCTTTAAGTCACAAGTAAACTCGTAGGGTCTGCCAGTTATATGCATCGAAGGAGCAATCACAATGATCCCTCCAGAACCTCTGATGTCCATCTTCTCGTCAATGAGTTGAACCGAGTTTCTTACTGGAACCTCAGACCAATAGAAAGCATGAGCTCCACCACTACCACTCTGCTGAGTAACTGTAGTGCTGTATTGACTCAGCTTTTCCTTCATTGGATGATCAACAAGATCCAAATCAGTTCCAACAAGATATTTGCCATTCAAAGAATTTCTTGTACCTGTACGAATGGCAAGGTTAACCGGCTTGCCATTCCCAGAGAGCCAACCTTTGATCACATCTTTGTCGCAACTAGCCAACATCTGCCACCTGAACATTAAAGGGTGTTTCCCGGGACTAGGACACTGAGCTCCTCTTTTGCAAGTACAGATACCATTCAAAATGCCAAAACAAGGAAGGATGGGGATTTGATTCTGAGAGAAAAAGCTTAATATCTCATCAAGAGTTGTCATTGCTTCTCATTGGTAACATGTAGGTAAAAAACAATACACCTCTCCCTCCCCTCTCTGGTAATGTTCCACTTATTGGTTAATAGAGCAGGAGAGGCAAAAAGAGAAAAGGAAGAAATCAACCCAATCCAGTATAAGACAGGTTGTTTTCGTAAACGCTTCCAGTTGGATCATAAGCAACAGGTGCAGAACCAGTCAGAGTTGGGAAGTATTTTGCTTGGATTGTGGTAAGGCCAGCAAACACACTAGCAGTCACATTATTTGTCAATGCAGTTAGATAGATTTTTGTAACTCTTATGTCTTGATCGAATGCTTCATCAATTAACGCAGAAGAATCTATTAAAAATCTATTGGACCCTCTAGAACCTGAATAGGTAAATCCAACTGCCAACTGACTTGCAGCCGTTGCGGCATTATGAACAGTTAAGTGGTTTGTAACATAAGGGAACTCAATCGACCAAGTGCTCCCACTTGGTATCGCACTTGATGAAACCCATGGCAAACCAGAAGTAATATACTCTGCTGTGTTGCTTAGACCAGACGATGGTGGTTGAAAGGGCATTTTCTTCTCTTCCTATGTGTTGCTAAATATATCCACTACTTATCTTTGGAAAAAAACATGAAGAATCTTCTAGTAGAACAACTCAGCCCTGAAAAGGAAATAGATGCCCGCTTTGACGCCCTGGAGCTCTTGGAGGGCGAGATAGGCATCTACGATGGGAAAGACTACAGCTACCCAGATCTCGCCGTCTGGTTGGCTTTTATGCGATCCCTAACCATGATTCATCACTCTCATCACTGGCAGGTTCTCGGCAATGGTTTTTTCAGCGACCATGAGCTACTGAAAAAACTCTATGAGAACGTTCAAGGAGAAGTTGATGGGTTGGGTGAGAAACTTGTGGGGCTTGATTCTCCCGCACTGACAAACTATTTTCCGCAACTAGACCACATGCGAAAGTTTATGGAAAAAGTAAGCGACAAAACAAAGCCACCTTTGTTGGTTTCTTTAGTTTCGGAATTGGTTTTTATTCAAGTGGGAGAGCTTGTGAAAAACAGGCTGAAAGAGGCCAACCTGCTTACAACTGGTTTGGAAAATCTATTTGGTGATGTGCTTGATAGACACGAATCTCATGTTTATCTTTTGAAGCAGAGGCTCACTCAAAACCCCTGAACACATCGCCACCGACAACTCGGATATGGTTTGTGGGTAGCCAACCTACCTGCATGTAGTGGTCAAGTTGGATTGGGAAGAGATGAACAAAGTCCAATCCTCCCATAGTAGGAACGTTTTCTTCGCCAAACAGTTGTGTTCTGTGGACCTTGATAGAACCACCAGCAATAATGCCCGTTGTCCCACCTTTAACACCACCAAGTCGAACAATCTGGGCTGCTCCAAAATGGTCAACTGTAAGGCTTCCATCAGGTTGCCAACGAGGTTGGTAAACGCTGACAGTCACAGAGTCATCCCATATGACTCCATTGCCTATTTTAACTCTATCACCCTGCGCCATTCTCTTCTGCTCCTGTTTCTGTTGAAGGGTTTACTTCCTTTGGTTGATTGACTGCAATAAATGCTTTATAGATCAAACCTTTTAGTTGTTCTCGCTGAATCTCAACCAAAAGCTCTCTGGCATACTGTGTTGACAAAACCAAGCCGCTTGCCTGCTCGACTAGTTCAACAACCGCTTGCAACATCTCTTCTTCATTTGTAAATGACATTATTTTTCCTTTTGTTCTTTCTGAGCCTTGATAATCTTTGCTAGTCTGACAGGTTTGAACATGTCATCTATTTTTTACTCGCAAAATCCCATCATTCATTTGGTTTGTCGCTTTCATTCAAAACAACTGCGTTACAAGTCAACATCAAACCAACAACAGAAGATGCGTGTTCCAAAGCATAACGAGTCACTTTTACTGGGTCAATGATTCCTTTTTCAATCAAGTCACCATATTCCCCATTTGCTGCATCATAGCCAATTCTGACTCTTTTTTTCTTTTCTGCTTCGGATGTGTCATACAAGTTTACATCTGGATAAGCAGATAGTTTGTCCATAACAACGTCGGGTGACTTGCCTGTGTTTATGACAATGGTACGAAGAGGCGTTTTGCAAGCGTTCAAGATGACTTGAATACCGGCCTTGAAGTCTTCGCTCCATGGGGATACTGTGTTGGATGCCATGGCAGCTTCCACTTCTTTTTGTGCATAGAACAGAGCCGAGCCTCCACCTGGAACAATGCCCTCTTGTGCTGCGGCAATTGTCGCATTCAAAGCATCTTCCACACGGTCTTTCTTTTCAAGAATCTCAACCTCGGTTGAGCCACCAACCTTAACAACTGCGACACCACCAGCAAGTTTAGCAAGTCTTTTCTTGTAGCGATCAATATGCAAAGCATCAAGAGAGCCATCGGAATTCAAAGCGTTTCTTAGGCCCTTGACTCTTTCTTCGATTGCCACCTTGGATTGTTCGGATTGAGCGCCTACGATTGTTGTGCTGGTTCTTGACACGATTACCTTTGAGGCTGTTCCAAGAGATTCCAAAGAAGTGTTTTTAAGTGCCTGAGCATTTGATGCATCCAAAACCACCCCATCAACAACTGCTGCAATGTCTCCAAGAATGTCTGTTCTGTTTTCTCCATACGAAGGAGCTTTGACTGCACACGAAAGAAGAGTGCCTTTAAACTTGTTGACGATCAAAGTGTGGAGGGCTTCACCTTCCACGTCATCTGCAATAACAAGCAAAGGACGATCTGTGTTTGCAACCTTTTCCAAAATTGGAATGAAGTCGGCAAGACCAGAGATCTTTCTGTTGGTTAACAAAACAAAAGGATTCACCATCTCAACAGTGTTTTTCTCTGTGTTGGTGACGAAGTAAGGGGAAAGGTATCCGCCATCAAATTGCATACCTTCAGCCACTTCTAGTGTTGTTTGCGTAGACTTTCCTGGTTCAATGGTAATGATTCCATCTTGTCCAACTTTGTCAATTGCCTGAGAAAGAAGTTCGCCAATTTTCACATCCCCGTTTGCAGAAATGGTTCCAACGTTGATAATGTCTTGGGAGTTTCTAACAGGGATTGAATTGCGTTTTAGGACATCAATGACCTGTTCGGTTGCATAATCCATCCCTTTTTTGACGTAGATCGGATCTCTGCCTGTTGCAACCATCTTGATGCCTTCTTTGAGCATGGCATGGGCCAAAACAGTTGCGGTTGTTGTNNCCATCGCCAGCTAGTTCGTTGGTTTTTGAAGCAACTTCTTTAAGAAGTTCTGCTCCCATGGCTGGAAGCCTATCTTTCAAAGTGATTGAACGAGCCACTGTTACACCGTCTTTGGTGATCAACGGAGCTCCAACAGTTCCGTCAATGATCACGTTATGACCAGAAGGCCCCATGGTTGACCCAACTGCTTGTGCTAGAACTGAGGCGCCTTCCAAAAGTTTTGAGTGTGCTTCATTGCCAAAAACCACCTTCTGACGCACTTCGCCTTGTGCTGCTGCCATTACTGCTTGTGTTGCTGTTTTATTCACTTTAAATCCTATAGTCTTACTTTTACTCTTGTTCCATCTTCAAGAATCAACGTTTGAGTTTCAGAGTTATCCCTAACCATGCCATTGTTAAACTCATCTTGACCAGTAACAATAGCTCTTAGATTCTCCCTGATCTGTTCCCGAGGGTTTAAGGGAGCACCTTGAATCTGTAGTGGATGTGGCTGGTTATTTACCTGTGCTGTTTGAAGTGGTAGGTTGTTGTTGACAGCATGAACAAGTTGAGCCGGGTCAAACTTGTTTTCTGCTCCTGAAGAATCAACAATCCCACCATTTACAACTTCGCTACCTGGCATGATTCCATACCAGTTCAAAACATTGTTTTGTGTTGTTTTAACAAGTTGATCGACAAAACCAGTTAATCTTTCCACCAAAACTGTTTTGATGCTTTCAAGAGAGTCAAAAACCTCTCCATCAACTCGCGACAAATCAACAATCTGCTGTCTGTCTTTGGGGCCTATACACAACTTGTAACTTACAACTTCGTGAACGCCATCAGGCTTACGAATCTTTCGTACAACTTGTTCATCCACAACGGCTGGTACAACAGCTTGTGATTTGTTGGACAAGATATAGATTATCTGGCCCATGTTAAAGGTCTGTTGCCCAGACATTGCCTATCACCTGTTCCCAGAAAGTTGTTTCATGTAGTCTTCTGTCAAAACCAAGATCACTTCTTGCCCAGGTGTGTTTCGACGTTCATAAGGTGTGAGATCTAACTCTGTTAGCTTTTGACGAAGCTTGTGGTCATGTTCGTGTCCACCGTAGTTTTGTACGATATAAAGTAGTTTTTCAATTACGGAAGCGTGCATTCTCATGTTTGTTTCTCCTTCAGTTCTTTTTCTCTTTAAGCAGTTTTTCTGCATTAGCTTTGGCTTTGTCTAAAATTACTTGCCCAGCACTCTGAGCTTCTTTAAGAGGCTTCATTCCAAGTGCTGTTCTTACAATGTCCAAAAGGTGTGGAGGAAGTTTCTCTTTCAAACTTTCCAAGTCAACATACTTGTGCATCAAACAATCCACAATTTCCTGTGGTCGCCCATCTGGACCCGGCTCAGTTTCTCCAGTTTCTTTTCTTATTTCAATGAAAAGCACAATTGGAGCTTTTTCATTCTTTTTGACATTGATAAACGGGAACGGATTTGCTGGGTTGCCGGGAGTAGGTTCATCATAGCAAATCTCAGGTAGTGAGTATTTTTCTGGAGGTGCCATTGCAATCAATCTCCAATTCTTTCAAGAACTTCAACAAGAGTGTCAAATGCATCTTTTCGATCCACTTTCTCTCTAACAGCCACAACACGCATTGCAGCCTTTAGGGTCTTCATGTCAAGTTTATCCGAATACTCTTCAAGCAGTTCTTTTTCGTCCTGCTTCAAGAGCTCTTGTTCGTTTTTAATTCTTTTAAGTTTTTCAACAAAATCGCGCACCAAAGGCTCAAGCTCAGTGATACCCGCTGGCATGGTATCAACTCCTCGACCTTCTTCTTGTGTATTATGACTCATTCCAACTTTAACCCTTTCCGGTTTTGAGTTAGAATGTTGTTTTTCTTTCAATGATGTATAGAAAGATTAAGAAAGAGATTGAACTTCTTTGATGCCATTCAGAAGCTCTTCGTTCGCTTCAGGGAAATGGCGAATGAGTGTTTGAAGTTGCTTAATCCAAAACTCTTTATAGGCTTGTTTTAGTTTTGGCACCATTGCTGCTGTAACAACAGCATTGTCTTTTTGAGGAATCTGCCCTGTTTGGTTTAGTTCCCTAAGCTTTTGACCTATTGCTGAAAAACCTTGATCGCCCGAGGCCATCTTTCGCATTTGGTTGTAATCTTTTGCAGACATGAATCTTCTGATGTGATTGACAATGATAGCAACCCCATCTTGTCGCATCTGTTTAGCAACAGGACTGTTTTGAATCTTGTTTTGAAGCCCTTTGTTTTTTAACGCGCTTAGAACTTTGTTGCTTACTTCTTTGTTCTTGTTTTCATACAGACCATCCCCACCATAGTCGCTCATATCGTAACCGCCACCACCCATACCACCAGCCCACCCTCCACTAGAGTGTTTTCCTGGGTCGTGAAAGCCAATAGAAGCTGGTTCACTAAGGGAATGACCTAGACGTGCCAATGGTGGTGCTGCGGCCCCTGTAAGGACATCTAGCGCCTTGATTGCCAGATAGGGCGCCTTGATTGCCAACTGTGCTGCCAACACTTTTTGTGGCGCCAACAAAAACGCAACACCAAATGCATCGTTGGATTGAAGTGCGCTCAGGTTTGCCTTGAACACCTTTTCATATTTTTTCTTGATTTCTTCTACTCGCTGATACTCTTCTTCTCGGAAAGATTCATAGTCATATTCAAGAAATGGCACAAAAAGTGTTGGTAGGCCAAACAAAAAACCCATAACAACAGTTTGAACTTGAGCCGATAACTTTTCAACACCGTAAGCAGCCGTTGTCCCTACATCCACAAAGGGTTGAATGAATGTGTTGTATAGAGGGTTTGTGTTCTCCTCGTCAATAATAGCCTCTATGAATTCAAGAAGGGCTTTATGCGTTAATTGGTTGTTTGGAGATTTTGGCATGTTTTCGCTCTCTATTAAATAGAGCTAAAGCCCATCCCTTCTTTTTATGTTGCCATTCTGGGTTGTGCATCATCTCAGAAGGTATTCTGAGTTCTACCCCTGTCAACTCAAACCAGTATCGAATAACTTCTTTATCGAAGTCATTTAGTTGATGTTTTTTTGTACAGGGGTGGCGAGCAGAGAAGAGAGAGCGAGAAGGGGAAGGGAAGTTGTTGATAAGCTGTCTTTTGACAGTAAGATAGTTTGTTGTAGTTTCGCCTATATAGGCGGCTACCTCTTCTATTTTTTCTTTAAGAGATAAGGGTATATTCATTTTTAAACCTTGTTCTTCTAAATATGAACAAGATAAAAGAGTCCAAACTACCCCGATTTCTTCATATTGATACATTCCAAGGAATTAAGTTTATTCTTTTTTGAAAACTTTATGGCACAAAACAAAGATGAATCATTTTTCGCTCGTTTAACAAGGCTTTTTCGTTCTGGACCTTCAATCAGAAGAAAAATCCGAGGTTATGATGATACCGGGTATTATGATAAACAAGCGGCTTTGGCAAACAAACCAGGAATGGGAGCTTTGCCATTTCGAAAAGGGTCATCTCAAAACTCGCCATTTAACATGTTGGGTGGCGCAGATATGATGTCGCGCATGACTCGCTACATGGAGTTTGCAGAGATGGAATATACTCCAATCATATCCAAAGCTTTGGATATTTTAGCTGACGAGGCTTGTTCGGGCGATCAGAATGGAAAGAACTTTCACGTTTTCTCTGACAATACCCGAATTAAAGAAACACTCGAAGAGTTGTTTTATGACATTTTGAATGTCGATTTCAACCTGCGTGTTTGGATTAGAAACATGATCAAGTATGGCGACTTCTTTCTTTACAACGAAGTTGGCCCTGGCATTGGAATTGTCAATGTAATGGCAATGAATGTCAATGAAGTTGAAAGAGACGAGGGATTTGATTCAAATGATCCATATGCCGTTAGGTTCAAATGGAACAAAATGGGAACCAAAGAACTTGAAAACTGGCAAGTCACCCACTTCAGGATTTTGGGTAACGACCGATTCAACCCTTATGGCACAAGCATCCTTGAGGCAGCAAGGCGTATCTGGAGGCAGTATGTAATGATGCTTGATGCGATGTTGGTATATCGCCTTGTGCGCTCTCCTGAGCGTCGAGTGTTCTATGTGGATGTGGGCACCGTGAGCCCTAATGACATTCCAAACTACGTCCAAACAGTTATGTCAACTATTAGAGGCAACATGGCTGTTGATAAAGCAACAGGTCGGATGGACGAAAGATTTAATGCTACCGATGTCCTTGAAGACTATGTTGTTCCTGTGCGTGGAGCAAATAGTGGAACAAAAATAGATACCTTGTCTGGTGGTACACACCAAACAGCTACAGAAGATATCCAGATTATCGAATCACAACTGTTTTCTGCTCTTGGTGTTCCAAAAGCATACCTGGGTTACGATGACATGCTTTCTTCAAAAGCAACATTGGCCCAAGAAGACATTAGATTCTCCAAAACAGTTCAGATCCTTCAAAAAATTGTTATAGCCGAGCTTAACAAGCTTGCGATGCTTCACCTGTATGCAAAAGGATTTGACGGAGAAGACCTTGTTGACTTTGAACTTCGCCTTTCCAACCCATCCAGCCTTGCCCTTCAACAAAAACTCGATCTATGGAAGACCAAGATTGATATTATTGCTGCGGTCGATAGTATCGAAACAAGGTTTCTGCCAATGGATTGGCTTTACAAAGAAATTTTGGAGTTCACCGACAATGAGATTGCTGGGTTGAGAGAGAAGATCAAACAGGATAAAAAGTTTGCTGTTGAACTGGATTCGATCAACACGATTGATGAAACAGGCCAAAACACTGTTGATCCATTTGATACTACAAACTACCAACCACCCGGCGGTTCTTCGGTTCAAAGTGCTGGAAATGGCGTACAAACGCAACAGCAAACAGCTACGGGCATTACTGCTCCCGATATTGACAACTCAGAACCCATGAACTTTAGTCTTGGAGGAACAGAAGCTCCTATCAAGGATAACCCTCAAGTAAAAATGGATCGCAGAAATCAAAGCAGAAGGCGTTCATCTCTTGAGACACAAACAACCGCTCCAGACTTTCGAGCAATGCTTCATCCAAGCAAGAACAAATCTCTGTCTGACATTTACGACACAGACTTTTTGAAAAATCCACTCGCTGAGGCAATTAGAAAAGATTTGAAGTTGGGCACAACCAAAGATGCTTTTCTTTCAAAAGAGATGCGATCTATCTTGGAAAGATTTGACAGGCATAAAAGAGCATTGAGCAATGAGCTTCCTGTAAACATCCATCTGCTAAAAGAAACAGAGGAAGACAAGGTAGATCAAGTGCTCGACCAACTAATCAATGAAGATTCTAGTTCCGAAAAAGAGTTTATTGTTTTTGAATCTCTCCCCGGAATCAGCGAACTGGCTCATCTAGGGCTCGATTTAAAAGATACTGACGAAGTTGATATAAACAAAGATAATATCTCTAAAACTGCGGACTAATTATTCAAGACATAAAGGCGCAGGAATCACCGGAATGTTGAAGCACAACAAGAAAAGAAATGCAGGATTGTTAAACGAGTTTTTTGCTCGATATATGGCGAAAGCAATTATCGAAAAAAGAGACGGCGATCTTGCCAAAGCAAAAGCACTATTTTCAAAGCATTTTCATCAAGGAACAGATCTTCACAGAGAACTGAAGATGTTTAATGCTTTGTTTGAAACCAAGCTTTCTTCTCCTGATGCGGCAGCTTCTTTGGTGCAGCAAGTTAAACATGGTTGCTCACTTCAATCACAAGCCAAAGTAGACCTAGAGAAAAGCGCCTTGCTTCATGAAATCAATCTCTATCTCAATGATCCTGAGTTTTTCAACGAAGAGATTGCGAACTATAGAGATTATGCAACGATTCAAGTGTTGATGAACCATTGGCGTGGCGGATTGCTTACAGAACACTTAAGTGAAGCCGCTCATCTTGAAGACAAGTTGATTCTTTTCATCACAAACAAGCCGTCTGTTCAAGAGAGCAAGAACGTTCTTCAAATGACCAACAATGATGTTGATGGCTTGGTCATTGACATCATGACAGAAAAACTAAACAAGAAGTTCAACGCAGTTCTGAACGAAGCGCAAAAGAAGATTTTGCAGCTATATGTTTTTTCTAAAGATGATGTTCAAGTAAGAACCAACTTGATTGAATACTTGAGCGATATTCGCAACAATTCTCTTTTGGAAATCAACAAAGCTTTGGAAACCGACACGGACGCTAAAAAGGTTGTTGGCAAACTACAAGAAGTTAGAACCATGCTCCAAGAAGATTTCAAAGACACAACAAAACTGGATGACAGGCTTATTACGTTTTACATGACTGTTTCAAAACTAAGAGAGGAGCTTGTCAATGAGTAAGCTTTTATTGCAAGAGTTTGCAAACTTTGAATACGAAAAACCAGTTGACAATGATGGCAAACCAAGGTTGTCGAAATATGGAAACCTTTTGGTTCGTGGGATCATTCAAAGAGCAAATGCTCTAAACCAAAACGGAAGAATCTATCCAAGGTTTATTTTAGAGCGTGAAGTCAAAAACTACATGACAATGGTTAAGGAAAGAAGAGCCACTGGCGAACTTGACCATGCCGATTCCCCCGTAGTGAATCTTCAAAAGGTTTCCCATGTCATTACTGACATTTGGTGGCAAGGCGATGACGTTTGGGGTGAGATTGAAGTCCTTGAGGATATGACTGAGGGTAAAAATCTCAAAGCCCTTCTCAAAAATGATATCAAAGTCGGCATCTCTTCACGAGCTCTTGGATCTGTCCAAAAGGTTGGCGATGCCAACATGGTTCAAGAAGATCTTTTTTTGGTGTGCTGGGACATTGTTTCCGAGCCTTCTACACATGGTGCATTCATGATGCAAGAAGCCAAGTCATACACAGATGAAGAGCTTAGAGTGATGTTTAGCAAGTCTGATAGGCTTGATCGCATTGCAAATGATGTTCTGTCTCTTCGTCAAAGGTGAAAAATATGAAACTAAAAAGAGATGAATTCAAAGCAATGTTGAAGGAATGCATTTTGGAACTTGTCCAAGAAGGAAAGATTTTTCAAAATGCTCAACCAAGCAATCAAGGAAACTTGAATGAAGTGTCCCAAGGATCACGCCAAGATTACGATATTCCGAATAAGAACTTAACTGAGTCTGTTCGAATTGCAACTCACATGGTGTCTAAAGGCGATCCAAAGAAGAAAGCACTTTATGAAAGTATTTTCAATGATACTGCAAGAACCACCCTTCAGAAGCAGCTTGCAAGCGAAATGGGTGGCGCAGGTCTGATGGAATCTTCAATCATGCCAGAAGAGCGCGAATTTGATCAAGCTCAACTTGGAATTTTCGCAGCTAATCAAAGATGGGCTCAACTAGCATTTGCTGGTGAAAATAAAAAACCATAAACCGGAATACTTACTTTTTAGGTAAGGAAAGCTTTATATGCCATCACACAGACAACTTCTAACAACACCTAGTGCAAGAGGCGGTACAGCCACTATCGGTCTTGGTGTTTTTGCAGCAGGTAGCGCAGATTATGCAGCTATGCGTGCAATGTACCCAGGTTCTCCTGCATATGATGGAACTTATGCTGATCCGCAAGTTGTTGCAAAGTTTGAAGAAGTTAACACTTCTCCAATCAATGACGGCGGGCATACGTTTGGTTTGGTTGATAGAGATTACTCTGGTGCGCCTGATCTTACAACCGTTGTTGTAGGTGGTGGAGGTTTGCCTGGAACTCCATATTCGCCAACACCAGCTTCTCCTGGTCCCGGTTTGAATCCAAGAAACATCCCAACCATTGATCCTGCATTGATTCGCAGAGGAAGTGGTGGCGCAGGCGTTGGTGATGGCCTTGCTTCGCCTTCGACTACATCAGTTAATGTTGCACGCCAAAGAATAGGAAATCTAATTTTTGGCCGCTCTACTCCTAGATAATCATAGAGGTTTACATGTCGTTGTACCAAGAAGCCCTTGTAGAAGCAAAAAAACTCAAGGAAATCGCTGAAGCAGATGCGAAGCAGGCGATTATAGAAGAGATCACACCTCACATTCGCAAAATGATTGCAAGTTCTCTTGCAAATAAATCTGCTCCTGTTCTTTATGAGGAAGAAGAAAGAGCTGATTTGCCTGTTGATCCAGCAATGGGTATGGCTGATGCTTCTGCGGCACCCGCAGTTTCTTCTGAGCCTCCGATTGATGCTTCAGCCGTAGTGGGCGGACCAACTGATGCCCCAATTCAAGTTGCTGGTGGTGACGCATTGAACATGCCTATGCCTGGTCCTGACGGAAAGCTTGTGGTCGATTTTGACGACTTGTTTGTTCCTTCGGAGCCGGGTGAGGAGCCAGAAGGTGAAGAGGGGCCTGCTTCTGCTGAAGTAGCTCCTGAAGTGCCTGGAGGAATGCCTTCGCCTGCACCTGTTGATGTCAATCCAACTCCTGCTGGAGCTACTAGCGTTGATTCGTTAGGTGATGCTGGACAGGCACCAACAATGGATGGAGCACAAGAACCTGAGTTGCCTCCTCAAGAGCCACAGTTGGAAACTTACGAACTGTTCTCAGAAGAGATGGATCGTACAGCAAAAAGAATTCACAAAGTCTATCAAAGTGCTGGCACACCCTCTTTGGTTAAAGAAGCATTGCAAGACAAGCTGTTTCAGCTACTAGAAAAAGTTGAAACCCTCACAGAAAAAAAGTTGATCTCCGAAAATCTATCAAAAATATTGGAAAACAGACTGGAGATTTTGCACCTAAAACTGCAAGAAGCAGTTTCGATTAATACTTATGAAGGAACAAAAGGTACTGACATGGCAAGTAAGTCGCTAAAGGAATTCGCAACAAAGATGCTTTCGGAGAGTGACACTGTTGAAGGTGGACCAGTTACTTCTCCAGCAGATAGTTTCAAAACGGAAAAAACAATGGCTGTTCACAATGCAAATGATGCTGCTGCTGACAAAGCAGGAGCACATGCAAAGAAGGTAACAGAACCAACCGTGACTTTGAAAACGGAAGCTGCTGAACTGGCAAAGTTGGAAGAGGAATTGAAGAGTTTGATTTCGGAATCCGAAGGCGAGTCTTTGGCTGCTGATGAAGGTGGTCAGGATCTTGCTGGTGCGGCATCGACTATTCCAAACAAGAAGGTTGGCGAAGTTGATGTGACCAAGACACCTGCTGGTGGCCCAAGCAACCCTGCATCTTATGTGCAAGGTGTTTCTGAAGCTGCTGTTAGTGCAAAGGGATTGAACGAGCGTTCTGCAAAGATTAAGGCTGAGAACTTGCGCAAGCAGATTGCTGCTTTGCAAGAGCAGTTGAAAGAGTGCGGTGGTGCTGAGTTGGAGATGGAAGGTAGCGGATTGCATGCACCTGGAGTTCCAGCAAAGAAGTCCGTGATGGGCGAAGATGACACCGTGATCAACTTCAACTTTGATCTTGGGGAGCTTGTTGATGGTTTGGGAGATCTTAACCCAGACGATGAGATTGAAATTGTTGATGACGATGAGCCAAGTTCTGATTTGGGAGGAGCTTCTTCTGATGTTTCCCCAATGGACTTGGGTAGTGATGATGAAGACCATGGCGAAAGTGATCTTGGAGCTTTTGGCTCAGATACAGACGAACCATCGGATCTTGACACTGACGACACTGAAGTAGAGGAGCCATCAAAGCTTCCACTTTCTGAAAGAGTGCGTCGTGATCGTCTAGCAGCAAAGAACCGCACATTGGCTGAGAACAAAGCTCTCAAGACCCAACTTGCGGAACAAACACTTTTCAATGCAAAGGTTGTGCATCTACAGCCTTTCTTGAACAAAAATCTGACCAAAGAGCAAAAGCAGAAAATTGTGGAGTATTTGGACAGAGGCAAAACAGTCGAAGAAGTCAAGACCATCTACACAAGAGTGAAGGCGGTTTTGGAAAGCGCACAGAAGGCAAAAGCAAAGGTTGGATCTTCTTCTAGACCTGCTGGTGCCGGTTCTGCATCCCTCAACGAGTCAGCAAATGCTGAGAATCTCTATGAAGGAGCAGTTCTTGTGGAAGGCGAACGTAATCGTTTGATGGAATTGGCTGGAATTAGGCGCAGGTAGCCTCTACTTAGAAAAAAGAATATAGGAAATATTCGGAGAAATCATGAAGACTTTTACTCTATCACAATTGGCGGAAGGTGTAAACCGTCGTAGCTTGGGCGCAGATGTGCCAAGACTTCTTTCCAAATGGAAAGCAACGGGTCTGTTGGAAGGTTTGCGTGGAATGCAGAAGGAAACGATGTCTCGTCTCCTTGAGAACCAGACCGCACAGCTTATTCAAGAAAGCAACTCTATCTCAACAGGTGGAGCAGCTTTGACCTCTTCTGGTCAGATCGCAGGTTTTTCGAACGTGGCATTCCCAATCGTTCGTCGTGTGTTTGCAGGATTGGTTGCAAACGAAGTGGTGTCTGTTCAGCCAATGAGCTTGCCTTCGGGTCTGCTTTTCTACTTGGACTACACTTATGGATCTAACGTTGGTGGAGATGCAGGCTTGTCCTTGTCTACTTCTGCAACGGCAGAAACCTATAAGCGTGGTTCTTCTGTATACAACCTTCCAACAGGAAATGCAATTCGCTCTGGCTCTTTGGCAACAGGTGGTCAGTACGACCTTGTTGGCACTGGATTCTCGAAGGTTCACAAGGGTTCTTCGGCAATGAACGGTTCGACCGACTCTGTTGGTTACTGGTTGTCGGGATCTGTTTGGACCACTGGTTCGAGCGGTGTTGTTAGAACTTCGTCAGACTACGTTGGTTACAACGCACGTTTTGTGGGCTTTGATGGCGCTATAGAGAACGCATTGACCGCTGGCACCTTGGATTACACCTTCGTGTTCATGTCTGCTTCTTCTGTTACATCCAACATTGTTGGTGCAGATCTTACAAACCTTGATCAGATCGCTCTGATTGGTTTTGGTTCGGCAGCAAACTCTGCTCAAGCTTGGGGTGACAACTTCCAGGGTGGCGAGGGCGTTCTTAACCTTCGTAAGCTGAATAAGCGCGGAGATTGGAACCCATCGACAGGTATCTTTACTCCAAACCCATTGGGTGGAACACACATCATGTTCGTGGTCGCAGTTGCAAACGCTGGTACGGCTCCACAGCCTGCTGGTTCGGCATCGACCAGAATCACTGGTTCGGCAGCTATCTCTGATGCTTTGTCGGTAGGTTCGGAAGGCACCACCCTTACGATTCCATCCTTCGAAACTGACTTCGCAATTGATTCTTCCCCAAGAATCCCAGAAGTTGACATCAAGATTGATGCAGTTTCCGTGACCGCAACAACTCGTAAGTTGAGAGCACGTTGGTCCCCAGAAATGGCACAAGACCTTACTGCGTTCTACTCGATTGACGTGGAAATTGAATTGACCAACATCTTGAGTGAGATGATCACTCTGGATATTGACAGAGAAATCTTGAACGACTTGTTGACTCAGGCAAGTGCAGCAAACCTGTACTGGTCCCGTGCTCCAGGCCGTATCGTGAACAAGTTCACTGGTCAAGAAGCTCTTCACAACAACGTTCTTGCGCCAGGACCACAGTTCTTCGGAAATGTGCGCGAGTGGTACGAGACTTTGATGGAGACTATCACTGACGCAGCTAACACCATCCACAAGAAGACCCTTCGTGGTTCTGGTAACTTCATTGTTACCTCACCTGACGTGGCAACTATCTTGGAGCACTTGGTTGCTTACAAAGCAGCTATGAAGATTGACTCGGATGGTCAAGTGAAGGAAAGCATGACGATTGGTGCAGAAGCAATCGGCACTTTGAACAACAGATATGTTGTTTACAAAGACCCTTACTTCCCAAGCAACAAGATCTTGATCGGTTTGAAGGGTAACACCTTCCTAGAGTCCGGTTATATCTACGCACCATATGTGCCTCTGATCTTGACACCTGTGATCTACGCACAGGAAGACTTCACGCCTCGCAAGGGTGTGATGACCAGATACGGAAAGAAGATGGTGAGAGCCGACTTCTACGCAACCGTAACTGTGCTTGACATGAACTTGATCTGATCCAGATCCAATGCCACGCTAGGGCTATCTAGCAAATAAAACCCCGGTTGGTGCTGAAAAGCTCACCGGGGTTTTGTTCATTTGGAACCCCAACCAATAATATTCCCAATATGAAAGAACCTACAGCAAAATTGTTTTGGTCGCGAATCCCAGGTAAGTTTGTGGATAAGTTTAGTGGAAAACCTTCACAACCTTCACTCAATGACTTCAAGTTTTCTGGAAGGGTTAAAAGTTGGTATGAGACTTTGCCACTTACTGTTTTAGATGGGATTGAACTGATTCAGAAACGTCATTTTTTTCCTCCTACTTTGCTAGAAGCCGGACAAGATGCAATCACAATTCTCAAACACACAGAGTTCTTTACTCCCGTTGCCAATGAAGAACACGATGGTCTTTTTGCAAACTTCTTAAAAGTTAAAGAGCAAAAAGAAATGCCTCGAAATGAAATTAGAATTTCACTATGTTCCCATTTAAAAGCAAATGAACCCCGAAACGGGAAAGTAACTTTTGAGACTTTGGAGCAACCAAAGCTTCAAGATGAAGTGGTGATTGAGATACTTGACATGTCCACTCTTTAAATTGCAATAAGTTGAGAGATTTTGTTATATTTACCTCTGGAGTAAACCATGAAGGTAAAAGAACTCGAAAAACTTATTCGTGAGTCTGTTAAAAACACCATTGGATTAAAAGAAAACTTTTCGCTTGATGATGAAGGAATTGGGCCTAGCCCCAAAGTAGATCAAGCGGTTGAGTATGCAGTCCAATGCGCTTCTGTTTTAGCTGGCGACAAACCAAAACCAGCAACAATCACAGGAAGTTCTTTGGATAGATGTTTTGGTCAAATAGTGGCACTGTTTGTGTCGCCTTCTGGTGAACTTGTTTATCCAGTAGATCCTACAGATCTTAAAAACGAGTTTCTTGATACCTTGGCAAAAAAGACTTCTGGTATCAGCCCTAAAGCGGCAAATGCGGCATCTTTGATTCTTGATAAAGCTGTTGATAAGATCAATGCCCATATGAGTGAGGCAATGTTTGCTGAATCATTGATGCACCTAGAAGCTGGTTCCGAAATACCAACTGACCCTAACTGGTTTGATACGGTTACAGGAACAGACTCCTCCAATCCTCCGCCAACCCCAGGGTTTAACAAGAAGCATATCGAAACCAAAAAACATATTGAGATGTTTAAAAATATCTTGAAAGCTCATCGTGCCAAGCTTAACCAGGATAATTTTCATTTTTTGGTTGATGACTACGCGGACGAACATCATTTGAACTTTGATATGGCTTGGGAGATTGCACAGGTTGCACTTGATGAACTACAAGATGCAAACTTGCTGGAGTCCTTTGCTAAGACAAGAAAACCAAGAAAGAAGTGAGTATGAGTGTAACATTTTACTCAGTAAGCGAGTTTCATTCAATGGTTCGTGAAATGGTCAAAGAGGCTGTTCACAAGCACATGGTGAATGAGCTTGACCGATTGAACTTGAAGGAGTTGGGTGGAGTTATTGGCACACAAGGAACCAGTTCCACTCAATCAACTACAGGGACTTCAGGTACAGCAGAAACCACAAATACAACTGGCACTAAACCTTCACAACCAGGGAATAAAGACATCGCTAACAATGTCCTTGTCCCTGGCAGCAACTTGAACATCAATCAAGGTTTACAGATGGCTGCAAAAGATCCCAACTTTAAAAAGAAAGCCGATCTTATTCAGAAAATCTCCAACCAGATTTCTGGCATGAAGGGGGTTGTTGTAAAAGAAGATCCTAGCGATGAACCAGACTTGTCAATAACAGGCGGTAAACGCTTGAATACTCGTGAACCAATGTTTCTCGACCTTGTTAATCGAATTTCCAATCTTGTTTATTATGGCGATAAATCCGATGAAGAGATCCTTGCTGATCTTGGGCCAATGGTTTCTTCTAATGAGAAAATGACAAGATGGGTGAAGTTTATTGCAAACATGGTTCGTAAAGGCAAAGACGTACTAGAAGAATCAGCTTAAATTAAGCTTCGTGCTATTTCCGCATAATTACATGTGGACTATGGCAAACTTCATCCAAACAATAGCTCCCACTCCATTTGGTCTTTATGACTCTGATGTCGCATTTCAACGGGATGCAGATTCGATGGTAGTTTATGTCAAACGTAAACTAGGAGAGGACGTTCTTTCCGTTGAGTTAACCAAAAAAGAGATCTGGGCTTGTTTTGAAGAGGCGACAAAACTTTTCAACTCTTGGATTATCGAATACCAAACAAACAGCAATCTTGCAAACCTACTTGGAACTCCAACGGGCTCTTTTGATCCTGCAACTGGCAGAAACACGATCAACCTTACAAACACCTATATTGCACCAAACCTGGAATTTCTTGATAGGCTTGCAGAGCCTTACGCCAACATCATTGGTTGGGGTTCAACTCAGAATTCGTTTTCTGGGTCGATTGATATGATCACGGGTCAACAGGACTATGATCTTTATACCGATTTGAAAGATGAGGCGGGCAATCCTCTTTACAACATGCTTTCTGGTAGTGGAGGAAAGATGAGGATTGTTGAAGTATATCACTATGCTCCAATTCAATATCTTTTCAACTCTTCGTTTGGAACCAACTTTGGTGGAATTGGTGGTGTTGGTATTCCACTCGGAGCTTTTAACTCGGATACCAGATTCCACATTCTTCCACTGTTTGAGGATGTGTTAAGGGCTGGTCAGTTAAAGCTGGGTAGCAAAGTTAGAAGGTCGCATTACAACTATAAGATCTCGGGTAGGAACTTCAGAGTGTTTCCCGTTCCTGGTTCGATCATCCCAGGTGTCAATGACAAGGTGTGGATCAGAGTGGCCTTTTCTGCGGCCCCTGGTGGCGCTTTTATCGACTTGAACGTCAGTGGCACTGTAAGTGCCTCCTATACCTCTGCGGTCGCCTCTGGGTTCTCTGGAGCGGCTTACGGGGCATCTAACCCAGGCAACATCCCAATGGGGTTGATAAACTATTCAACATTAAACCAATGGGCAAAAAACTGGATTGCAAGGATGACCTTTGCTTTAGCTACTGAGATCTTGGGTAGGACTCGTCGCAAGATTTCAAGGATTCCAGTTCTGGGTGAAGATGTTGAACTGGATGGTTCTGCTTTGGTCACAGAAGCCAGAGAAGACCAGGAAAAACTTCTTGAATCCCTCAAAGAAAAACTTGAAAGTTTGTCTTATTCCAAACTTCAAGAACAACAAGCTACTCAAGCAGAAAACTTAATGAAGCAGTTAAGTTTTCTGCCCATGCCTCCAACTCATGCAATTCGCTGTTTTTGAGTCACGCAAAACATCCCCTCTGCGTTATCATAACAGTATGAGATTTATTTACGAGGAGCATTCGCTCAAACCTGGAATTTACAAGATCATCAACACTCATACCAATCGAGTATATGTTGGTCAAGCCAAAGAATTCAAAAATCGCTGGATGGGCCATAGAAGTTCGTTGATAAACAATAAACATCAAAACAAGTTCTTGTTGAACGATTTCAACAGGTGTCAAGAAGAACTAGGCCACAATGATTTTCTTGAGTTTCATATTTTGGAAGTTATGGAGAATTCAACCAAGGAAGAACGAAACCGGAAAGAGGAGTTTTATATTCAGGCAATTTGGGACATGCGAGATCAGTGCTATAACTTTAAACAGAAGTCTGAAGCAAAGGATCGCAATCATTACAGCAACACTCCAGAGAAAACCAAACTGAAGAAGAGCAGTTCAATGAAACGTATTTGGGAGAACGAAGAGTTTAGGAGCAGTTTGTCTGACAAAGCCAAAGAGCGATGGAATACGCCAGAAGGCAAAATAGATGCATCTAGGAGAGCTCAGGAGATCTGGTCAGATCCAGAACACCGAAAAACAATGTCTGAACATCTGAAGGACAGGATGCTAGATCCAGAACAGAAACAGGCTGCTATAAAAAACCTAAATTCAGAAGCATCAGTAAAGAAGAGGGCCGAGACTTATCGAGCAAAGTTAATAGAAGAACCAGAGTTCTTGGCAAAGATGCAGGCTCATGGAAGAAAGAACATTGCTAAACGCAATGCTACTCAACCTGTAAAAACATATAGTTCAGTGATAGCTCCAGATGGAGTTGTTTACGAACATATATCTCACATTCCAACATTTGCAAAGAAACACGGTTTACAAAAACAGAATCTCTATTCTCTTTTGCTTGGTAAAATCAAATCGCACAAGGGATGGAGAATAGTTAAAAGTAATATTCGTTAAGTGGAAGATAACCAGGGAGGGGGGGGAATGGCAAGATTATTCATAACCCAAAGAGAGATAGATCTAGTCAACGATATCAGCAAAGAGATTATCAAGGATATTGTTGGGCAACAGATCACCTATTGGCCCATTTCCACTTTGAAAACCAGAGTGCATCCAGTTTACAATGAGGCTGTGAAGAAGATCTTTGAAAATCCTATCAGGGTTGATGCGTTGGTTGGGCAACCTGCTTGGGAAACAAAGATGACACAGTTCGGTCCTGAGCAGTACAACAAACTTGAGGTTTATGTGCAAGCGAGAGATCTTTTGCAAAAAGGAATTGAGATTGCAGAGGGTGATTTTTTCACTTATGGGAAAGAAGCATACGAGATTGTTTCTTGTGTGCACATCAGAAACTATTTTGGACAGGTTGAGCACGAAATAGGTTTCAAGATCATTGGATTGCTTGCAAGAACAGGAGAGTTTGAACCTGCGAAGTTTTTCAAGCCCACAGAAGACACTGTTGTTCCAACTCCGACTCCGTTTGAGCAGCAGCGTGGTCTACCAGAGAACAGAGAAGGGCCAACAGGAGACGTTAGAGATGTCAGAGAACGCTTGGGTGACGACATGGCTCCAATTGCTCTTGGTGAAGGTCCAAGAAGGGTTGATGTTGATTTTACGTTGAGGGCCAACAAGCTTTATGACGAATAACAATCAGCATTTTTGCTAATTAATCAACATGGTTGATGTAGATAAAAACAACACACGTTTTGACATAGAGAGGGACGAAAAAAACCCTCAAGACCATCTTCAGTCTGGTTATGAAGGTTCAAGCCCAAGTGACTATACTATTCCTTCATGCACAATCGAAGATGTTGATACGGCCTTGTATGAATTGTTTGATAGTCATATTGGTTTTAGAAACGCCACCATTCCTGATGGTGAGAATGGCCCATTAACCATAAGCAAGCCATATGTGATCTTCCCGGTTGGTGAAAGGTTTGCATTAATAAAGAAGCTAAGGCCACCAAGGGATAAAAGCAAGCAATTGATGCTGCCTGCAATCTCAATTAGAAGAAAGTCTATTTCTCAAACTTCTGAAGACATCACTGGTCGTGGAATGAATCAGATGACAGGAGATATTGTTATCAAACGAAAACTGTCATCACAGGACCGAGACTATCAAAATCTTCTAAACAAGTTGGCTGTTGAAAATCTAAACCCCGGAAATCCGACTTCTACAAGACCTCAAGGTTCTTTTGGGCCTACAAAAGACATTGGAACGGCTCAGGGTGCCCTTCTTGATCCGAAACTCGGAAACAACATCTGGGAGATTATTTCTATACCGCAACCACAGTTTTATACTGCAACCTACGAAATTACCTTTTGGACAATTCATACTTTGCATATGAACTATTTGATTACCACTTTAATAGCAGCACAACTGCCACAAGGTAAAAACTTCCGATTGAATACACCACAAGGTTATTGGTTTATAGCAACGATTGGTGACGACTTTGGAAGTGCTGACAACCTTGATGAATTCACAGAAGAGAAAAGGATCATTCGTTACACCTTACAACTAACTGTCAAAGCTTTCATCTTAGCTCCTAATGGGCCAGGATTGCCCGTTCCTGTTCGCAGAACACTTTCTGCAACAGACATTTCCTTTGACATTTCCATTCCTTCAGGTTTTGTGCAAGTGCCCCAAGGGCCTCAACGTCCAGTTGATAAAGGGTTTTCATTGACAGATATTGAGTCAGATCCGAACACAGCACAAACTCCAACAACAAACCAAAAGTTGCTGATCGAGAAAACTTCGATAAACCCAATTACCAATCAAAAAGAAACTAGATTGGTGAAGATCTTAGAATCTAACCAAAAGCAAGGTGAGATTGTTTATTATGCTTCTGGTTTTCAAACACTAGATGAATTCATCACAACAATCAACGGTTCGTAATGCTTGTGTATTTCTAGTCTTCTAGGGAATCGCTCTTATGGGAGCATAATTATCCAAAACAAAATTGATAGTTGTTTGCTGGTGATTGAATCGGCAACCTACAATCCGTGAGGAACAGAAATGGCAGATCAAACTTTCAAAAGCCCAGGCTTCTTCGACCGCGAAATAGACCTAACGGCTCGTGTAGTCGAACCTTCTGGTGTACCAGCAGCCATCATTGGCACTTCGTTCAAGGGACCAGCTTTTGTTCCCGTTACTCTTGGTTCGTGGTCTGATTTTCAAACCAAGTTCGGAACAACAGATCCAAAATATCCTGCAACTTATGGTGTTGAGAAGTGGCTTGATAACAGTTTCGCTTGTACTTTTGTAAAGGTTCTGGGTGCGGGAGCAAACACAACCGAAACACACATAGAGAACACTCGTACAACTGGCATTGTAAACAATGCAGGGTTTAAAATCTCTGGTTCCATGGTTCTTTCTGGCTCTGATGCAAGATACAAGGGAACAGTGCAGTTCTTGGTTGCAAAACACGTTGTGACAGGAACAGAAGTCTATGGATTTCCAATGTTCACAGACAACAACAGCTTTTTCCAGAACGGAAGTGCAACAGACACTTATCTTGTTCGTGGCATGTTGTTCTCTGCTAACGACACCAGAATCATGGTGATGTCTGCTTCTGAAACCTTCCTTGGAACGATTGACGACTTCGCAGCAATTGACCAAGCAGAAAACAGTGCAACTTCAGGTAAGTTTAAATTGGTCATCTCTTCTTCGGCAGGCTCATCGTTTGCCACTACAGATGGTTATGCTGGCTTGAGGATTCTTACTGCTTCTTTGAACCCATCGGACAAAGACTACATCAGCAAGATCCTAAACACTGATCCTGAAAAGTTTGAAACGGAAAAGCACTTGCTTTATTGCGACTTTGCTGTTGACAATGAGATTGCTAGTGTTGTTGAAAGCTCTGGAAGCTATGTTGACTTTGTGGGTATCATGTCTGGAAGTTCCGGTGTTTCCACAACATCGGGAGATCCAACATTGACCTTGAGAGATGCTTTTGGAAGATTTGACACCAGATTCAAAACTCCTAAAACCACTTGGATCATTTCGCAGCCCTTTGGTTCTACAGAACACAACCTGTTCTATGTGGAATCATTGGACGATGGAGCTTATGCTAACAACAAGATCAAAGTAAGCATCGCAAACGTCTTGGCTTCTACAAATCCCAAAAACGAGTATGGAACATTTTCTTTGATTGTTCGTGATTTTGCTGACACAGATGTGGAACCAAGAATCATTGAACAGTTCAATAACCTTACCCTTGATCCTGATAGCGACAACTATATCGCCAAGATGATTGGAGATGTAAAGGTATCTTACTTGTTTGATGTTGTTAGCGAAGATGACAAGAGATTGGTTAGAACTGGAAACTATCCTAACAAATCAAAGCATGTTCGTGTTGTGATGAATGAGCAAGTGGAACGCAAGATGATCCCTGCGTCGGCTCTTCCTTTCGGCTTCAGAGGTTTTGAGTTTTTGAAAACCAATCTTTATCTTTCTGACTTGGGGCCAGGAACATCACTTACAAGGTTTGGAGCATCCGGTTCTTTTGGTTCTACAGTGGACCCATTGATGCTTGGAGCGATCATTCCTCCAATGCCTTATAGATTCAAGGTTACAAGAGGAGAAGTCTCTGCGTCTGGTGTTTTTGAAGGATACCCAGGACCAAATGAAATTGTTGACACAAGATTTTTCTGGGGTGTGAAAACCGAAAGAAACGTCAACGTTTTGAATCCTAACATTTCAAACGAGCCAAACCCTCTTATCGCTTCTTTGACCAAGTTTCAAGGATTGCCTTTGCTTGATGTTCTTGTTACTGGTTCCAGTGTAGATTCGTTCTCAAACAACAAGTTCACTTTGGCAAAAGTGGCTTTGAGTAACACAACTCTTGCAGACGTTACTGCATCTGCTGATGCACACATGAGAGAAACTGCTTATATCAGAAACGGTGTTGTTGACCCAACAGATTACCGTGTTTCCGATAACGGTTCTTCTCGTATTACTTTCGCAACTCTTTTGATGAAGGGTTCTTCGGCTTCTGTGTTCAATAGATTCTCAGATTATGCCAAGTTCACAACGGTCCTTTATGGAGGTTATGACGGCGTAAACATTCTGGATAAGAATGCTGCAAGAATGAATGACAAGGCAACCTCAATTGAAACTGGTGGTTGTGCAAATGGTTCTTACGTTAGCCCAGGGTTCTTAACCAACCTGAACGGTGTTGGTAAGGACAATAGCACAATCTTCTCTTATCAAACTGCTGTAAGGATCGTAACAGATCCTTTGCTGTCTGCTCACAACATTTTGGCTATCCCTGGTATCCGAGATGGTTTTGTGACAAACTATGCAGCAGATAGAACCAAGGAACACAGTTTCTCTTTCTATCTCATGGATGTTCCTTACTACGACTTCAACGGAACTCGTGTGTTCGACGGGGACAATTCGAGCTTTATTGATGTTTTGACTACGGCTGATAACTTTGAAGCAAGAGTGTTGGACAACAACGCCCACGCTTCTTACTTCCCTAACTTTGCAATGGATGATTCAACGACCGGCCGCAAAGTGATGGTCCCAGCTACGATTGCCAGCCTTGCTGCAATCAGCTACAACGATAGAGTGGCATACCCTTGGTTTGCTCCTGCTGGATTTAACAGGGCTGCTTTGAACTTTGTAAACCGCACACAGGTTCGTATCAATCAGCCAGAAAGAGACAGACTTACCGAGGTAAGATTGAATCCTATTGTGAAGTTCCCAAGAGAAGGACATGTTATCATGTCTCAAAACACCTTGCAGCAGGAAAAAACTTTTTTGAGCTCCATCAACGTTAAAAGAATGGTTTTGGAAGCAAAAAGACTGATTGTTAACATTGGAAACCGTGTTATCTTTGAAGATCTTAGCAGCGAAACTCGCCAAGAACTTGTAAAGAGATTCTCCTCGGTTTTGAGCGGAATTCAAACCAAAGCAGGTCTTGAAATGTTTATGGTCATCTGTGATGACACAAACAACACTCAAGAAGACTACGATTCCAATCGAATGAATGTGCAAATCAGGCTGTATCCAACAAGATCGGTTGAATTCATCGCTATCGACTTCATCGTAACAAACAGCGGCGTGCAGTTTGTTTGATTTTCCACCGCTGGCTTCACGCAATAATCTGTGTGAAGCCATTCTAAAAGCCCCCAACAACAACAATTCAACTTGAAAGAAATCTATATACAGATTTGCTGCCGGTCTGTTGCTGTTGGGCAATAATTACAATTACTCTGAATAGCTATACTTACTGAATAGCCGAGGAAGGTTTAAAAATGGCACAAGGATTTGCAAGCGCAGGAGTTACCACAAGAGAACTTGATCTCACTGGTCCTACTTCTATCGAACCAGTTGGTATTCCAGCAGGAGTTGTGGGTACATCGCCCAAAGGGCCAGCTTTTGTTCCTATTACACTTCCAACTATGCCTGATTTTAGTGTTAAGTTTGGTGCGCCAAACAGCATTTACAAAAACGGGCCATTGGCTGTGTCGGAATGGTTAAAAAACGCACAGGCAGTTACGTTCTTGAGGGTTCTTGGTGTTGGTAATGGAACACAGAGAACAACAAGTGGCGAGAACAAAGGAAAAGTTACAAGTGCAGGTTTTGTGGTTGGTGATCGTCAACCACAGAGTTCGTTGTCTGGAAACCTTGGAAACAGTGCATATGCTGTTTCAGGTGGCCCAACTGGCAGAACTTTCTTTCTTGCAACTTTCATGTCTCAATCAAGCAACTCTGCTGTTTTTACTGACGCAGGTTTGTCTGCTTCGGGTCAGTTGATTCTTCGTGGTGTGTTGATGGCTGCTTCTGGTGTTGTGTTGACTCTTTCGAGCTCTACGGCACCATCTACGGCACCTAGCACTCTATCCTCGTCTGCTACTAGAACAGGTGCTCCAACGGGCTCTGTGTACCTTGCAAGCGGCCTACAAGAGTTCGTGATGTTCCTGAACGGTTGGAATGGAGCAGACACTTCTTACTCGAATGTGATCACGGCTTCTTTTGATGTTAGTGCTCCAAACTATTTTGGTAAGATCTTCAACAAAGATCCACTGAAGTTGGAGAATGCGGGTTATGTTCTTTATTCCCAATACGACATTCACCCAGCCATTGCCGTGGTTACAGGTTCAGGTGTTTTGACCACTTCTGCTTCCGCAGTTTCTCCTGGTCCTCGTGAAAAAGTTGCATTCTTGTTGAGCGGTAGCCAAACATGGAATTCTGGAAGCGTTTACGCTCCAAACTTTGAAGGATTTGAAGATCGTTTCCAAACGGCAAAAACACCTTGGATTACTTCGCAGAAATTCGGTGGCCGTCCTGTTAACTTGTTCCAGGTCTATGCTCTTAGTGATGGCGAAGCTGCAAATACTCAAATCAAGATCAGCATTGAAAACATTCAGCCATCCAACTCTGATGTAACTCTGTTTGGAACGTTCGATCTTTTGGTAAGAGACTTCAACGACAATGACAACAACAAAGTTGTTCTTGAGCAATGGAGAGGTTTGTCTCTTGATCCAACAAATCCAAGGTTTATTGGAAACATCATTGGAGATACGCGAGTTTTCTTCAACTTTGACGCAACTACTGGCAAGCAGAAACTAACAACCACTGGAAACTATAAGATTCGCAGTAGGTATATTCGTGTTGTTATTGCTGATGATGTGCTGAATGGAGAAGCGCCTGAATCCGCTCTTCCAATGGGATGCCGTGGCTTCCCACACTTGATGACTTCTGGTTCTGCTCCTATGCCTTCTTTCTCAGATAGCAGCACTTGGAGCATCAGCAACCCTGGACAACGGCTTGTGCAGCCACCAGTTCCATTCCGTTTGACTTTGACCAAAGGAACATCTCCAACTGTTTCAACTGACAAGTCTCTTTATTGGGGCGTTCAGTTTGAGCGTCAAGAGTCGGCAACTGATAGTAACGCCAGCTATGTTCCTAACGATACTATCAAGTCGCTCACCAAATACTTCAGTGCTTATCATACCGATTGGATGAACCAAGTTGTGTCTGGTAACGAAGGAGCAATTGATACTGCTCAAAATGGAATTGTTGACGCAGATAGATTCTGCAACAACAACTTCTCTCTTGAAAACATCAAGGTTGTTTACAACTCCACCAATGATCTTGCAAGCGTAACTGATCTTGCTTCTTGGACATATGTTAGAAACGGCGTAATCCCTGTGGATACAACCGCTTTGACAAGAGCATTGACAGTAGAAGACCTTGAAGATCCTTCAGTAAGAGCAGTAGCAAAGTTCACTGTCTACCTTCAGGGTGGATTTGATGGAACACGCATTTTCAATGCTGACACAGCTCAAATGACCAACAAGGCAATTGTGGAAGAGATGAACTACACGTCTCGTGGTCTTTCTTCAGGCCCTACGGTCAGTGCCTACACAACAGCTTTGCAAATGATGGCCGACAACACAGAAGTCGATATTCAACTTCTTGCTGTTCCGGGCATTCGTCACAGGTTTGTAACAGACACAGCTTTGCGTCTAACCGAACAAAGATTCGATGCTCTGTACCTTATGGACATCGAAGAAAGAGATGTTAACAACCTTCCTGTTACAACTGATACTCAGCTTATCAGTGTAGGCTTTACTGCCAATGATTTTGGAGGCAGAGGGCTTAACAGCAGCTTTGGTGCTGCATACTTCCCTGATACCATGTTGAGTAACAGCACTCTTCGTTCCAGCACAAGAGTTCCTCCAACAGTAGCAGTTTTGGGGGCCTTCAGCAAGAATGACGCAATTGGTTACTCTTGGACGGCTCCTGCTGGGTTCACCCGTGGTGCTCTTGCACAATCAACAGAGCCAGTTGTTCGTCTTAACAAAGCAAACCTGGATGCTCTGTCACAGGTAAACATTAATCCTATCGTCAGTTTTGCCGGTAGCACAGGTCCGGTTGTCTGGGGTCAAAAAACCGTTTTGGCTCGTCAATCCTCGTTGGATCGTGTCAACGTTCGTAGATTGCTTATCTCTTTGCGTAGAGAAGTTCGCAAGATCGCAAACAAGATACTGTTCGATCAAAACCGCGAAGCAACCCTGGCACGTTTCTCGGCATTGGTAAACCCAATCTTCAAAGACGTTCAGGATAAAAGAGGTATTGATAACTTTAAAGTTGTGATCGACACATCTACCACTACTCAGGTGGATGTTGAGAATAAAATCATTCGTGGAAAAATCTTCTTGGTGCCTACCAAGACACTTGAGTTTTTGTCGATTGATTTCGTTTTGACAAATCGTGGAAGCTTTGTTCAGGGATAATTAAGATTAAGGATACAATATGAACTCTGTAAAAAAATTTGAAACATTCATTGCCGAAGCTGTAAGAGAAGGCATCTTGATTGCTCTCGAAGAAGGAAAAGGCAAGTCAAGTGACAAAGGCGACAACTTTGATAATGTTGGCAAGAAGCACCTAAAGGGAGAAACCAAAAAGAAAGAAGCCAAGAAAGAAATTCACAAGGCCAAGAGGATTACTAAGTCCCAATTGGCCGAGGGGGTTCGCAAGGCTCTTAGAATGGCTTTGAAAGAGTCAGGAATGCCAGGAGGAGCAATGCCTGCCCCTGGTGTAGCTGCTGGCGCTCCTTCTTCAACAACTCAAGAAGCAAAACGCGGAAGTATGTCAGGTGGAGTAGTTCCATCTGCTGAAGAACTTCAAGCAGCTTTGGATGATATTGGCGGTTGGGACATGGACCTGCAAGGTGCAAATTATTTAGCATTTATTTATGCTTTGCAAGTAGCGGGACTCCCAGAGTACATTGATTTGAATAACGGAGAGAACATGCACGCAGTTCTTAACGCCCTTTCAAATGCACCGCCCGTTGAACAACTTCCAGAAACCATGGATGACGAAGACATCGAAGACCCTCGTTCAATGTTTAACAGAAACCTGAATTCATGGGAAGTACGTTATGGTCGCCACGGTGAAAAAATTGAAGACCACGCACAAAGTCTTGCTTCTGGCATTTTAGATGTTCTTGGTTGGGAGTGGGTTTGAGTAATGCGAACTGAGGAACTTGCCAAGTTAGTTGAACAAGCCATTAAAGAGGGCTTGTCAATGTCCAAATACAACTCTTCGAGTTCAACTCTTGAAGAAGTTGAAGAGTTGATGATGGAAGTTTGCGCAAAGTTTAAAGCGGCGCATGAAAAAGGTGAAGAAGCTGACGTTCTATCGGAAGCTGTGCGTCATCTGGAAGAAGCTAATGAACTATTGACTGATAAAGAATCAGTCAATGAAGCATTGGTTCATGATAGAAAAACTTTAATAAGCCAATTGCAGGCAATAGCAAATCGAATCATTTCCAGGGCACCCTTTTCTCACCTACCTGATGGGTCACTTTCAGTAATGGTGTCCAACCTAGATGCTATTGCAAAAAAGATATAATCGAATACTTAAAGTCAAGTGGGAAAACCACAGGTGGTTATTCTTGGCATTATCTAGTTAAAGAAGAATAGAGGATTTATGGCAACTACTCTCGGCGTAGAAGACATGTTGGCGACTAAGTTTCAACCAATCGCTAAACGTCATTTCATTTTGGCAATTGAAGGCATTGATGCTTTTCTAGTAAAAACGGCTTCAAGGCCACAGATTACAACGGAAGAAGTAGCAATCAATTGGGTTAACACAACACGTTACATTGCAGGCAAAACAACTTTTGGTCCATTGAACGTAACTTTGCACGATGCGATTGCTCCCGCAGGCGCACAGCAGGTTATGGAATGGATTCGTTTGTGTTACGAATCTGTTTCTGGCCGTGGTGGTTATGCCGACTTTTACAAAAGAGACATCCAACTAAAGATGCTTGACCCCGTGGGAACTGTGATCAGTCTTTGGGACTACAAAGGCGCTTGGATTCAAGAAGCAAACTTTAACGATTTGAGCTATGAAGGTTCGGATCAAACTGAGATCTCTCTAACGATTAGATTCGACAACGCAGTTCTTCAATTCTGATTGCAGTTTTGCGATCTCATCGCAGAGATGGAGAATTATGTTCGCCATCTCTTCTATTTCTTCACGATTCCCATCACATCCAAAACATCTGCGGTCGTCAGCGAACTGCCGCAATTCTTCAATCGAAGAAGAATTGCAATCAATCATCTCTTTTCCCTCTTTTTCTTTTCAACTCGGCATCTCGGTTGCAGTTCTGGCAATAAGGAACTGCAAGCACAGCATTAGGTGCTAAGTGATATGTGAACACACCCGAAGAAAGCTTCTCAAAGGGCTCATTGTTTCCTTTGTTTTTTTGCTCCAAAACTTCTTCTGCCGTTGTTGCCAGTTTGTTTAAGTTGATCAACACAATCTCGTGAAACAAGGGATTCTGATGGTGAATCTGTTTACCCTCTTCCACTCTGCAATGGAAACATGGCGGAATGCCATGAAACATCTCTACAAACTTCGAAAACACGTTGCCCCGCCATATCTTGTTGATTCCATCACTATCGCGGATCATCTCGGAAATCTCAGAGAAAGCACTCCTCTCGGACTTTCTCACAGAAGCAGCAACCTCAGTAGTGGCCTCTGGCGTCGTTTCTACTGCCTCTGCCTTTTCGTACCCTAGCTTCTGCTGTTCTAAAACCGGCCTGACCTTCTTGGCCCTTGTAGGGGCCGCTGTGGAGGTTTTTACAGTCTCTTTCTTGCCTTCGCTTTCAAACTCTTCTGGGGTTGTTGGTTGTTGAAGCAACGCCAACATCAAACAGTTGATGCCATGGTTAAAACCAGGGCCTCTTAAGTCGCAGAATGGCTCGTTTGTTTTTTCCAAGAAGATACGGAAGAAATCCCTTTTATGTGTGCTGCTATCTAGAAAGTGACCTCTCATGTCACCCCATCTTCTAAACATTGCTTTTGAGGTACAGTTGGGCACTGGACACTGAATTCCTTTTTTGGTGTCCGTTAGCATGGATAGTTCTTCGACCACTTTTTGTGGTGGCAAACTGCGTATATCGCATAGAACTTTTTCAAAAGAATATTGTTTTCTACTCATGGTTTTAACAGTCTACACCTTTTTACTTAGAACAATACCTATTTAATTTTCGATGAAAGAGATAACGAAATATATCAAATCGGTTTTGGAGAGTTATCTCATGGAAGAAACCATTCAATCAAATACCCAAGGATTCAGTTTGCAATCCCTGAAGATGCTGACAACCCCAGAACAAATAATTGATTATTGCAATCAAACTCTTGGAAGCAACAAGATTGCTGAAAAGCAAGGGAGAGCAATTTACAAAATTGAATCGGGCAAAGTAATCAAAGTGGCACTAAACTCGGTTGGATTGAATCACAACTATGCAGAGATAGTGATGTGCAAAACGCCTGAGAACGCCAACATCTGTCCTCGTGTTTATGATTTTAGCAACGAAAACATGTGGATTGTTGCAGAGGAGACTGCTCAGGTAACTGCAAGTTCGTTTCAATCTTTAGCTGGGATGCCTTGGAACGAGTTCGTTTTTGCCATTGGTGGAGCTTTTACAAGATCTCTTTCTGATCCATCTAAAGGAGAGATCAGACAACACCAACTTGCCTTTGATAAACATTATGCCAATCAGTTTTTTAGGCGCGTGGTTAATTTACTCAAAGACTGCAACGGCGACCCAAAGAACGTTACAAAACTTGATTCTTGGGGAACGACAAGAGGGCTGCTTGTGATTGTAGATTTTAGTTTAACAGAGAACTGAGCAACTATGAAAAAAGATGAAATTTTAGAGCTTGCAGACAAGATTATCAAGGAAGTGCTTGCGGGATTGTCTGTTGACAACAAGATGGGACGCAAACCGAGAACAAGCCATCTTGCCAAATATAAAAAAAGCAAGCTGCATCCTGATGAGATTGAAAAAAGAAAACGAATTTCGGCTATTCAAAAAAACATTGATAACTCAACTTATCACAACGAGTTGAGCTATAACCTGCCACCCAATATCAAAGTCTTTCTAGAAACAACACTAGAAACCTTGCCTGATAATGAGGTTGCAAAAAAAATCTTGCATGGACACCCGATTTCAAAACAAGAAGCAATGAACCTCGCAAGAACCTTAATGGCATTCCCAAGATTTCCATTCCAGCAACCTAGAAAATTGATGAATCTTTTGATTCTTCTTTCCATCGACAACAGACAGAATTAATTTTTTGAAAGTGAATTTTGTTGATATCTAATCACAAAAGGCACACAAAAGTTCGCCTTTTGAACAAGATAAAAACATTCGGAGAATATAAATGTCCAACAGTCCACAACAAGATGTATCCCAGCGAGAAGTAAGAAATGCAATTTTTGCTGCAAAACAAGCAGTAGAAAATTCTCAAACGATGTCAAAAATGGAGTATGCTCGTAAAGAGTTGGGTATTGAAATCCCAACTGCATTGGTTCCGCTTCCATCACGAGGTCTTGTATACCCGGTTAATTCTCCTTTGTATGGCAAAGATGAAGTTGAAATCAAGGGTATGACAACTCAAGAAGAAGACATTTTGATGAGCCGTGCTTTGATTAAAAAAGGAACTGTTATCACTGAACTGATTCGTTCTTGCTTGCTTGACCCAAACATTCAGGTTAATGATCTTTTATCAGGAGATCGCAACGCTTTGATGGTTGCTGTCAGAATTACTGGCTATGGCCCTGAATACACCCCGCAAGTGGTTTGTCCCAACTGTGATACTCGCCAAGACTATTCCGTAGACCTCTCGGCTTTAGAAATCAAACCTCTGGAGATTGAGCCTTCAGAACCCGGTGCTAACAAGTTTGAGTTTACTACGCCTTTCTCTGGGCACAAGATAGTTTTTAGATTCTTGACAGGCAAAGAAGAAGAAGAGATTCTTGCCATCATGGAAAACAAGAAAAAGAAGGGTTTGGTCAACGACAACGTTGTCACAACTCGATTGATTTTCTCTATTGTTTCTGTGAACGGTGATGAAAACAGAGGAAACATCGCACAGGTTGTCCAGTATATGTCAGCAAGAGACTCTCTTGCTTTGAGAAAGTATATTGACAAACATGAACCCGGCATTGACATGAAACATCCGTTTGAATGTAAGTCTTGTGGTCATTCCGAGGAGGTAGCTGTCCCAATGGGCGCTAGCTTTTTTTGGCCTAACGCCGGAGGATAAAACCCAAGTAATGCTTGAGCCATTCTTTCTTCTTGGCTACTACTTCGGAATGGACTGGAAAGATTACTATAGATTCCCAATCACCTATAGGCGTTGGTTAATCAACAGAATCAACCAAGAGATCGAGAAGGCAGCTAACGCTCAGAATGGTCAAACAAGCAAAGGCGCACACAACAACACTCCCGATGTGCGCGAACTAACTGGCAAGCAAAGATCCATGGTGCCAGCCAAACTCCAAAGATTTTCTTGAATTAGACAAAACGTCCCCTCTGATTCAAACTTCAAATCATGAAGCTGAATTACCATGAACATTCTCTCAAACCAGGAATCTACAAAATCCTAAACACTCACACCAATCGTGTCTACATTGGTCAAGCTAAAGAATTCAAAGCTCGTTGGCGTGGTCATTGTTTGTCATTGTTAGGCAACAAACATCAGAACAAGTTTCTTCTCAATGACTTCAACAAATGCAAAAAGGAACTTGGACACGATGACTTCCTTGAATTTCATGTCTTGGAAGTGATGGAAGGTTCAACCAAAGAAGAACGAAACAAACGAGAAGAAGAGTTGATAGCAGAACATTGGGACAAACAAGACTTTTGCTATAACTTCAAACAAAAGATAGCAGGCAAAGAGCGTTTCGTATTCTCAAATACCCCAGAAGAAACCAAAGAACTTCTATCTCAAGCCCAAAAGCGTCTCTGGCAAGATCCAGAAGAACGGCAGAAGAGAATAGAAGGAAGAGATGGTCAGAGAAGAGTCAAAATTGGCAAAGCTTCTTCTGAGATGTGGACATCAATGACCGAAGAACAAAGACAAGATATCAGCCAACAACGAGTTCAACTGACTCAGGAGTCTTGGACCAATCCAGAAATCCGTCAAAAGCGACTTAAGGGTATCCAGGCTAACAGTTGGAAGGTATCTGCTGCTCAAAAGGAAAAAATTGCCAGTAATCCTGTATATCATGCTCGATTGGTAGCACAAGGGCAAGCATCAGCTAAAACTTACCAGATGATAGATCCACAAGGACAATCAGTTACCATCCACAACATGACCAAGTTCTGTCGAGAGAACAATCTCGTTAAAAGTCATATGATTGCAGTTTCAAAGGGTAAATTGAAGTCTCATAAAGGATGGACTAATTATTCACATGTACAAACTGTTGAATGACTGTTTATATCTCTTATTTGAAAATCATACAATAACATGGATTAAGCCTTCCATTCAAGAAGAGATGGAAGAGATAAAACGAACCGCTGAAGAGCTACATATGCCTCTACGGGCACTTTTGCTAGCTGCTCAACGGGGGTCATTGGTTGTTCTTGATGATGTTTTTTGGTCTCAAATGGAAAACACTGATTCTTGGGAAACCATGGACATGGATACTGTAGAAAAACTAGGAACAGAATATGAACGTGATGTAGATGGACTTGTTCAAACCATGAAAACAGGACAAACCTTACCCGCACCACTGGTTTTACTAAAACCAAATGGCATTCCCTATTTGATTGGAGGCAATACACGTTTGATGGTTGCTAGAGCATTAGGGATAAGACCTAAAGTTTTCTTGATAAAACTTTCTTCTTGACCCCAACCGTGTTTCTGATAAAGTCAGGGACATGGAAACCCAAGTCGTCCCCACCGAACTCACAGGCACTCTTCCTCCTTCTGTGGCAAATCGTCTGGCTCATCGTCAGATGACAGCAGAAGCCTGGGTGGAGACTCATGGCTCTGGCACGCTTCGCAAGAACAAGCGAATCGGATTCGCCTGGATGTCACAGTATTGGCATGAACGGATCGCCTACGAGTTCGGCCATGCATTCGAGATGCTTCCTCGAACCCGTGTGTGCTACAACGATGCCATCTCGGAGGGTGACTGTCATGCGATCACGGAAGCTGGTTGGTTCATGGAGCGTTACTTGAATCTGTCAATCTTCGAGGAAGACAAGTTCGAAGTCAAGTACATCATTGCAGAAGATGCTGATGGTACACGACGTGAGGGCGTTGGTTTGATCTGTCGCGAAACAAGCTTTGAGCTCCCAAGTGACAACATCCTGTTTGCTATCGTTGCTGAGTTTGATAACAAAACCAAAACATGGCATTCTGCCAAAAACCCATTCTGAAGATACGACAATGAACGTTCACGTTGACATCCCGACATTCAAGGCGTTTGTTCAAACCAAGTTTCTTTACAACATGGATGAAGCTTATGAGGGTAAAGCGTCGCCGTGCAAAGTTTTTGCTGTCTCTTCATACAAAGGTCACTACCCAACATTCAAGATCCTGTTGGATGATGGCTCGCTGTTTGACTACATTCCGGCTCATGCTTTGTTTGTAAAGCCCAACAACACCAAATACGAACTTGGTATTGATGACTTGTGTTATGGCAAGGCTTGCCCGGACTTCAATATTGCGGTTTCAGTTCATCAGATTTTTTCGGAGCCTTATGCGATTAAATCGTGTTGGTTTCCAAAGAAGAACATCTGGGTTGATGTGGATCGCTACATCTGCACGATTGACTGGTACAAAGACAATGAAAACGCAAACCTTCTCATTTTGAAAAACGGACAGATTGCGTTTGTTCCCAACCACAAAATGCTTCTGGCCAAAAC